GACCTCGCCGACGATCGCACCCGGATAGACGCCGAGCTGCGTGCCGCCCATGTCGTCGCGCACGACCTTGGCCATGTCGAACGTGAAGCCGCCGACGATCGTGATGCCCTGCAGCGTCGTCACGACGTTCGCCAGGATCGCTTCGCGGATCGAGCTCGCCGGCATGGCTCAGTTCTTCCCCGGCTTCTGCCGCCTCTGCTTCCACACGCGCGCGAGCTCGGCGCTCATTCGCCGCGCCATCTCGTGGACGTGGTCCTGGAACAGGTCCGTCGCGCCCATGCGCGCCGGGATCTCCGTCGCCTTCAGCAGCAGGAACAGCTCCTGCGGCTCCTCGCCGAGACGCTTCTGCCCCCACAGGATCAGCGTGCCGCGGTGAGTCTTCGCGACGCCCGTCTTGATGAACTCGTCGTCGAGGACCTGGCGCAGCGTCTGCCCGCGCTCGTAGTTCACCGGGTAGCGCGGCACGCCAGAGGGATACAGCGCGTCCGGCAGCGGGATCGTCAGATACTTCGCGCGCACCGGCGTGATGCGCCGCCCTTCCTCGTGCACGCGCGCATAGCGCGACGTCGAGAACACGGTGCCGGTCAGGCCGTCGAGCGCTTCCCCCTCGACCAGGTGGAAGAAGGAGCGGATCAGTGACGATGAGCGTCGCTTGAGTGGTGAGCCGTCCAGGCGCTCCGTCCTGATCCTTTCCGCAATCTCGCGCATCCCGAGCAGCATCTCGTTGCGAATGATCTGGTAGGCCTCCTCGGGGAACTCCTCGAGCGCACGGCGCAGGATCTTCCGGTTGACCTTCAGCCTGATCGTCACGCGACCAGCAACCTCCGGTGCCGCGCGACGGCGCTGCGCAGCTGCGGCAGCCACTCGACCGGGTTGTGCGTCGTCGTCGTTGCGCCGGCGACCGTCGTGGCACTCTCGGCGAGCGTGTTGCGACGCTTCAGCCAGAACGCGACCTGCAGGTCCATCGCGCCGGCGATGTCCGGGAACGCCGCCACGAATCCCGCCGTGTCGGCCGCCATGCCGCCGACATAGGAGACCTCGAGCGACTTCGGGCCCCCGACGAGCTCCCAGGAATGCACGACCAGGTGCCCGAGCTGCGAGTCCGCCACGTAGACGTCGGTCGGTAGCGTCGAGCTCGAGGCATCCGTGAACGTCCGGTCGGACGTGTCCTCTTTGACGTGCGTGATCGAGGCGATCGGGTAGCCGAGCAGCGGGAAGATCCGCTGACCGCGCCAGGGCGAGAAGTGCTCGACGCGAGCGACCGACTCGGTGCCGCGGCCCAGCGCGCGCTCGACCTCGGCCGAGAGGTCCGCGATCCACTGGTTCAGGATGGCGTCGAGCGTCGCGCTCGTGTCGCCGATCACCGCCTGCACTCGAGCCAGGGTCGTGAGATTCATTTCTGCGCGCTAAGCGGTCCGGCCCTCTGGCGGATCCCCCAGGAACGGAGAGCTGTTCCTACACACGGTCCCGAGGGCCGGACCTGGCTGCGCGCGGGTGCCATGCCAGACCCGCGCGCAGCCGTCACACACGATGGAAGCCAGCGAGCTGACCGGCTCGCTCAGACGACGACGTGATACGCCGCGACCTCCTGGGCCACGGGAAGCTGCTGCGCGCCGGCGAGATGAACCGCCGCCGCGACAGCGACTGCGTCTGCGGTGTCCGCATTGGCGACGACGCGCAAGTAGCGCGCCTTGCCGTGCAGGTCCGAGACGGTGATGGATCCGACCTTGTCCTCGTTCGCCTGTGCGATCGTGATAGTGGCGCCCGTGAGGTCGGTCCAGACGGAGTTGTCCGGGCTGGTCTGCACGCGGAAGGTCACGGTGCCGCTCGCCCCGTTGTTTGCCAAGCAGACGAACGTGGCCGCCTTGAACGGCCCGGGCTTCGCGTTCGTGATCAGCGTGTCGATGGCCGCGCCGTTGAGGTCGCCGGCGGCCTGCGTCAGCGCCTGCGGAAGGATCCCCTGCAGGTGCCGGAAGTCGGTGCCGAAATACTTCATCGGTCCCTCCTCAGCTCCGGGCCATGTAGGTGATCGCCGACCCGTAGGCGAAGGACGCCGGGTTGCGCACGGCAACGTCGACTTCCATCACCGCCTTGATCAGGCGCTGATGCTGGGTCCACCGAGCCTGGTCGGACGCCTCGAGCAACAGGCCGCCCCAGCTCGCGATGAGCAGGTCGTCCCAGTTGCCGTAGATCACCTCGGCCGACGTGTCGGTGCCGACGAGCTGCGTCGTCTTGCCGATCGCGTGGCCGAGCGCAGCCGCGAGCACGTCGTCACGCACGATCGGCGTGTAGACGAATCCCGGCCCGTCGTTGGCCGCCTGGCCGGTGAACTGGCGCACCGGCGTCAGGCCGAGCTCGCGGAAGAACTTCGGATGCGCCGCGAACCCGGTCTTGCCGGCCAGCGCATTCGCATCCTCGACGAGCCCGATCATGTCGCTGATCTCGTGCCAGTTCAGCGTCCACGTCGCCTTCGTGCCGATGCCGACCGTGTTGGCCACGCCGAGCGGCTGCCCGCCATTCCCGGTGCCCTTCAGGGCGGCGAGGTCGACGGCGAGCGCGAGGGCCTGCGCCAGGTCGTTGCGCACCAGCGCTTCGACGTCCTCCGACGCCGAGCTCAGCAGGCGCCGCGACATCGCCGTGAACGCGGCGAGCATGTGCGGCTCGAGTTTGACCTGCCCGAAGTCCTGCTCGGACTCGGAGATCGTGCCGTTCTCGGCCATCCAGCTCGCCGTCGCGCCGCCGGTCTGCTTCGGGATCATCACCGGGTGGCCGGTGAGACCCGTCAGCTGGCGCGCACCGAGTGCGAACGCGACCGTCTTCGCCCGCAGCAGCGGGATCAGGTCGTTCATGATCTCGGGCGGGACCAGGTAGCCGCCGTCGGCACCGGAGGCCGTCGTCAGCGCGCGCTTGGCGGACTGGTCGAAGACCTCCTTCTCGTAGCCGGCCTTGGACCAGTCGCCCGTGGCGATGGCCGTGAACGCGCGCGAGAAGCTGAACTGCTTCGGGTCGGCGCCGGGCAGCGACGGCGTGCCGCCGGGGCCGGTGCGCGACGGCGCCACCTGCTCGACGGCCTGCAGCCGCTGGCTCAGCGTGCCGAGCTCGCGGGTGAACTTCTCCTCGGTCTGGCGGATCGCCGTCTGCACCGACGTGCCGAGCGAGCGGATCTCGCCGAGGAGATCGGGACTGCCGGGCTGTGCCGGCGGGGACTGCGGGTTCTGCGCCGGCGGCTGCTGCCCCTGCGGGGGCGTGCCTCCTTGCGCAGGCGGGGTGCTAGGCGGCGCCGCTCCTTCGCGAACGAACCGCCGACGCACCGTGGGGAGCGTCAACATGAATGGACTCGATGCCTTGCTTCACGCTCAGGAGCGCGTCGTAAAGGTCCCGCTCGAGCCCAGCATCAAGTGCGCGCGTCGGCGCACCACCGGAGCCACGGTCCTGCGAGCCGCGCAGCTCCTGAACTTGCTGCGACAGCTCTCGAATGGCGGAAACGATCTCCTCGGCCTGGTCGACGGTCAAGCCCTCGCTCTCGTGTGCGCGCTGCTGGCGCATCAGGAGCTCGGCGCGCTGCTCCTCGTCGGGTGCGATCAGCCCGAGGTTCAGCATCGTTCGCAGGCCGACTGCCATGCAGCCGGGATCCGCAGCGACGTTGACGGCCGACAGCTCGAGCGCGCGGACCTTCTCGTAGATCACGCCGAACGGCCCGAGCCCGAGCTTCTCGCGCTCCTTCTGGTCCTCGACTCGTTTCACGAGCAGCGGGAGCCAGCCGAACGACACCATCCGCAGCATGCCGTTCTGGTATTGGCGGAAGGTCTTTTCTGCGTCGGGGTCGTCGTCGGGGAAGTGCACGTCCCCGAACAGCACAGGCTCGCCCTTGAACGCCCCCTTCTCGAACTTCTCGATCACGCCGCGCGGATCCATGTCGCGCCGGTGACACCACAGGAACGACCCGGGGTTCTTCGGATCGATCTGGATCCCCTTCACCCGGATGATGTCGCCCCACTGCATGTCCGGCTGCTCGGTGACGGCGACGAAGCGGATGGTGCGCTTCTCGTCGTCGACGTCGGCAAGCGGAGCGGAGATCGCGCGCGTCTGCGGCAGCCGCTTCTCGAGCGCGACCCTGCGCTCTGGCGGCTCGAGCACGGCCGCGACGGCACCGTCACGGCGGAACGAACGGAACGAGAGCAGCGATCCCATGCGAATCCTCAGTCCTTGGAGCGCACCGCCACGACGTCGCAGCGGCAGTTGATGACCTCTTGCGGCGGCCCCGCCGGGTCGGCCGGGTGCAGCAGCCCATTGGGGAAGTGCTCGCCCACGCGGCGCACGGAGCCGTTCTGCACCTGGTGCGAGTGACGGACAGCGTGGTCGCCCGCCGTGATCCAGCGGTGCTTCTCGACGCCCTCGGCCTTGTAGATGTTGAAGCGCGTCCCTTCGACCGACTGCGCGACTTCCGTGCGGGCGATCATCACCGAGCGGCTGGCCGTGAACTTGAACTGCGTGCGGATTCGGCCGGCGAGCTCTGACGTCGTCTCGGCGTTGGCGATCCCGTCCAGGATCGTCGTGCGCAGGTTCTGCAGCACCGTCCGGTTGACGCGCGTGACCTTCACCAGTTTGTCGGCGAAGAACTGCACGGTGCGTGGATCGCCGGTTGACCAGCTCTGGAACGCACCGAGCTCGACGGCAGTGCGCTCGGCCGCCTTGTCGCGCGCGGCGTCGTAGAGTCCCTCCATCATCCCGCGCAGCCGCTTGTCCCACTCCTCACGGTTGCGGAACAGGATCTCGACGTCCTCGGCCGTCAGCTTCGACGGGCCCTCGCGCGTGAGCTCGCCGAACTCGCGCAGCACGTCACGGCGCATCTCGTAGAAGTGCCGCTTCAGCGAGGACCTCGCGCGCCGCTCGAGGGGGTCGTTCACGGCGCGCACGAACCGCTGCCAGTTCGGCGCGCCGCGCATCGTGCGCTCGCTCTCGCCGTCGGCTTCGTCGTCCGGATCGTCGTCCTCGTCGTCGGGCGGGTTGCCAGGCGCCGGCTCCGCCTCGGGTTCGGGGTCGAGCGCATCCTCGACGGTCGCCGACGATGCGGGCTGCACGCTGAACGGCAGGAAGCTCGTGTCGCCGATGTCGAGCTTCGGCAGGCCGAGCCGCAGGCGCTCGTTGATGGCGTTCGCCGGATAGCCCATGTTCCAGAGCTGCGTCGCTGCAGTGACCTTCTCCGGCAGGTTCTCCTTCAGCGCCTCGACCATCGTCGTGTCGAAGCGCGCGACCAGGCCCGCGACCTGCGAGCCCCAGGTCAGCAGGTCCGCGGTGATCGCGGCCTCCCACCGCTTCATGACCGGGATCAGCGTGTTCTCGAAGAACGTCGCCTTCGCGCTCTCGGCGGTCGCGCGGTTGTAGTCCTCGACGATCCCAACCAGGATCTTCGGCACGCCGAGCACCGCCAGGATCTCGTCCCGGCTCATGCTGCGCAGCTGCGAGAACTCCATGTCGCGCTGGCTGCGCGGGTTCGGCGTCCACGTCATCCCGCCGCCCAGGACGGCAACGCGATGCGCTTTGCGAGCCCCGCGGTGCCGGTCCTCGAACTGCTCGCGGATCATCATCTGCTGCTCTTTGTTGAGCGGCGTTGGACTCTGCGACGTCAGCACGCCACCAGGGTCCGCACCCTCTTCGAAGAAGGCCTTGTTGAACTGCGCCGCGGCGTGGTCGCTCTCCGCCGGCAGCTCGGCGGCGTTCACGCGACCGAACACCTCGAGCGGCGAGTCGGGATTGAAGTCGCGGAACCAGATCAGCTCGTGCGGCTTGTAGAGCGTCGAGCCTCGCTGCGTGCGGAGCTCCCAGCCGAGGATCGTCTCGCCGTCGGTCCTGTCGATGACCGGGCGGAACCGCGTCCCCGGCAGCGCCCAGATCGACGCCGGCGGCGTGCCCGGAGACCAGCGCGCAGCGACCGACTCCTTGACCCAGACGGCCGCGCCGCACAGCCACCAGAACTTCGCCGTCGCCGTCAGCAGCAGCGGCAGCTCGATCAGCTGCGGATTGGGGCGCCGGAAGACCTCGAGGCCGGGCGACGGCTCGCGCGTGGGGTCGATGCCCTCCTCGTCGTCGAAGCCGCGGTGAAACAGCAGCGGCGTGCTCGCGATGTTGTCGGCGCATGCCTTCACGCCGGCGAAGACCCACGAGCTCTGGCGATAGGGCGAGCGGAACTCGTCGCGCTTCGTGTTCAGCCGCCGCGCGAGCAAGAACTCGGGGTCGAGACTGCCGACCGCGCGCCCCTCGCCGGCCGGAGTGCGGCGCCGCGCCTTGGGCTGCCGTCGCGAGGTCTTCTTCGCTGCTGCGCGCGCCATTCAGAACACCATGACCCAGGGAACAGTTCCTCCGCCTCGGCTCAGCGCGAGCGCCAGCGCGTCGGCCTGGTCCGGGGACCGTCCGAGCCTCGCCTTGATCGCATCCTTGGGCTCGACAACCACGCGGTCTGTTGCGTCGTAGCTGAACCGCATCTCGGTGAGCTCTGACCAGATCGCCGAGAATTGCCGAGGCACTATCAAGGCTTTCTTGCGAAGGAGCAAGCGCAGCGCCCAATACAGCTCCGCGCGGCGGTTCTTGCAGCGCGTGTCACCGATCGCGCTCGTCCACTCGCCAGTGGCCCCATCGCCGAACCCGACACCCTCGACGCCGAAGTTCGCCTCGCGCAGTCGATCGACGACACCACCACCGACACCGACGACGTCGACGTGCACGTTCTGCGGTGCCACGCCCCATTGCTCAGCCAGGTGCCGCACGCGGCCGGCGCTCTCCATCAGGTTGAGCCCGGACCAGCGCTCCACGCGCTCGACCTTTCGGTTCTCGAGCAGCAGCGCGACGTTCGAATCCGAGCCGAACCGGGCCACGTCGACGCCCATGTGCCGCTCCTTCACGCCGGGGATCTCGACCAGGTCGGCGACCGCCTCGAGGTAGGACAGCGGCACGAGCGCGTCGTCGCCTTCCGCCGGGAACTCGCCCAGCACGCGCGCACGGAACCGCGCCGACTCGCGCCCCCACTCCTCGGCCCGGTCCTCGATCCACCAGCGCGTCACGGCCGCCGGGAACGGCAGCGGCCGGCTGTCGAGCTCGGCCTGCACGTTGGGGTGCTCGAGGCACGAGATCGTCAGGCAGTTCCACTTCGCGCGCTGGCCGTGGAAGCACGAGTGCGCTGGCCCGGTCGTGTAGATCGGATTGCAGATCTGCAGCCAGCGAGCGCCTCGCGAGCCCATCATCGACTCGGCCGCGACCCAGAACTCCTGCTCGATGCCCTGCGCCTCGTCGAACACGATCAGCACGTGCTCGGCATGCACGCCCTGGAACGCGTCCGCGCTCGAGGCGGTCAAAGGGTGTGCGGACCAGCCCTCGTTGTCGATGCGCAGCACGGAGTCGAGCATCTCTCCGCCCAGCGGGATTCGGGCGCCGCGGTGCAACTTCGTCACTTCGCGCCAGAGCCGATCCTGGACACCGGGGCGCGTCGGCGCCGTGGCGATCACGCGCCCGTTCGGCCGCGTGAACAGGAACCAGAGGATCGCCGCGGCCGCGACGAACGTCTTGCCCACGTTGTGCCCCGACTTCACCGCCGTGCGCCGGTGATCGCGCAGCGAGCGCAAGACCTCGAGCTGACGCTCCCAAAGCTCGATCCCGAGTGCGTCACGCGCGAACGCGCCTGGCGCATGCCACCAGGCCTCGGCGAGCTGCAGGACCTCGGCGTGCCTCACTCGGCGGCCTTCGAGTCCCCGACGACGACCTCGAGCTTGCCGCGCCGCGCCTGGCGCTGCTCGTCCTCAGCGGCCCGCTGCGCCCGCGCCAGCAACCCACCCCAGCTCGTCGGATCCTTCGCTGCACCGGCTTCCTCGGGGATCAGGCGCAGCAGGGCCAGCTCGGCCGCGACCGCCGCGGCGTAGGCCCGGTTCGCCTGTGCCTCGACGGACAGGCGCTTGAGGCGAGCCACCGCGCGCGCCCGGAGCTTGGCCGCGTCCCTCGCTTCCTCGGGCCACAGGCGCCGCAGGACGTAGCGCAGGTCCGCCCGGATCGCCCGCGTCGACACGCCGTAGCGCTCCGCGAGGGTCGCCTGGATCTTCAGCGAGCCGTCGCCGGCCGCCAGCATCTCCGCGGCGTCGTTGACGCGCGCTCGTCGGCGCAGCGTCGTCGGCACCTTCTCGTGCTCGGGTCTGCGCCGGCGTTCCGGAAGCTCTGGATGCCTCCCGTTGTGCCCGTTCTGCGCCGTCACACTCTGATCGTAACTGACCCCGCTTGCGCGGCTTGTGGTTGCGAACGTGCTTCGTCGCGCGAAGGAACGCGATCAGATCGGCAAGGCGGATGTCGTAGCCGGTCTCGGTGCGCACGGCCGGGAGGCGTTCGCGGCGCCGAGCAGGGCCCCTGCCGATCGTCACGCCGCGCTGGATCCAGTTCACGAGCGCCTTCCACACGGGCTCGTGCTCGCGCCCCTCGATGGCGGCGCAGGCCCGGATCGCGCCGCGAAGGCTCAGGACGGGGGTGAGCACTCATCCTCCCGCAGAGAGCGCACCAAACCTCCGCTCAGCTCCCCGACCGCATGGCAGATGACTTTGACTTTGAGCTCGTCGACTCCAGCCCTGAATCCGATGTCCGCTGCGGAACTGATGCTGCCGTCATTCGCGTTGGTCCGCCGCCCCCTTCCCGTCATCAACGCCAACGCGTCTAGCACGCGCCAGACGTCCTGCATCGTCACGTCGCACGCAGCTCGAACAAGACCTCCGACCGTGGGATCCTCACGGTGCTTGCTCGCTCTCGCCGCGAAATCGTCGATGTAGACCCACACTTGCAGGACGCGCGCCTCAAACGCTGGGCCGCGGTCGGATCGGTCAATCAGTCCCACACGCTCCGCCACTGCCACTTCCACAGGTCGGCGAGCGTGATCTTGTCCGGCGCCGGCAGCGGCACGCTCGCGAGGATCTGCTCGCAGCGGACGATGACCTCGTGCCAGGGCTGGTGCATCCGCACCGCTGCACGCATGTCATCGAGCACCTGCGGCCCCTTCGTTGCCGCGGTTCGGGCGTCATCATCGAGCAGATCGAGCAGCCTGCGCCGCAGATACGCGACCGCCGGGCGCGCCCACCAGCGGAAGTCCGTCCCGTCCGCCCACATCACGGTGTCACCGTGCACGAGCTGAGTCCTGTCCGCAGGCACCGGCCAGACCATGGCGTGCGCGATCTGCCAGTCGGACTCGCGGTAGCCGTTGAGCACGACGTGCAGCGCGAGCACGTCGGCCACGAAGCGCGCGTGCACGCTGCCGATCTCGTCGGCGACGTGCGCGGCGTTGTAGGCGCGGATCGCGTCCTCCCACGGGCGCCAGTGCGGGTGCTTCGGCAGGCCGTGGCCCTCGGGCCCGCGGACCTCGAACACCGGGCCCGGCGGCACGGAGAGGATCTCCCACCCCTTCTCGACCGGCCCACCGATCGCGCGCAGCCCGCGCAGGTCGGGATCGAGCTCGCCGAGGTCCTGGCCTGGTCGCAGCACCTTGGCTGCTCCCTCCGGCACGTCCGACTCCCACACGTCGATCTGCCAGACGTCGAGGTCTGGCCGCTCGCTCGGGTTGGACTGCACCCCCGTCATGTTCCGCACGAGCTGCGCGTGGTCGGCGTGCTCTGCGCGCTCGAGGAGCCGGCGCGCCAGGCGTTCGTCGCGCGTCAGCAGCCAGAGCTTCACGCCGGCGCCGAGCGCGCGGCCGGCGCGCGGGCTGTCGGGACCGTCGGCCGCAGTGCCGGAGCCGACCGGGTGCGACGCGAGCCAGACCTCGACGAGCTGGTCGATCTCGACGCCGGCGTGCGGGTCGTCGCACACGGCGAAGTAGCCGGCCAGGTGGTTGATCGAGAAGTGCTGCCGGTCGTAGCTGCGCCAGTCCTCGCCGCGCACGCTGCGCGTGGTCTCCCCGCCGCCGTGCCAGCGTTCCTTCGGGAGCCCGAGCTTGTCGAGCGAGCTGAGGTGAGGGCTGCCGTTCCACATCACGAGCGTCGGGTGCCGGTCGACGGTGACGATCTCGCCGTTCGCCTCGGTCCAGTGGTGCGGCCGGCAGGCTTCCTGCCAGACCGACCGGCGCAGCGCATCGAACGTCTCCGCGTGCAGGCGCGAGCCCGGCGCGAAGGGCGCCGAGCAGAAGTCCCGCTGCCCGCCGGTCTGCCCAGGGTTCGTCGCCGCGCCGGAGATCGGTGCGTGCAGCGAGTCGCGCCCGAGCGCCTGCAGCTCGCCGCGCTCCCGCGCCGGCCACAGTGACGGCACGGCGAGTCCCTGCAGCAGCATCGGATGGATCTGGAGCGTCTCGCCCGCCTCGGCGCGCGTGAACCACTCGACGGGTAGCTCGGTCGGCGCGTCGCCGGCGGTGAGCATCAGCTCGGCGCCCAGGTCGATCGCCTGGCCCCAGCGCAGGACGCGCGGGTAGAGCGCCGGCTTCGCCGCGCTGATCTCGCCGTAGCGGACCTCCTGGTAGCGCTCGTCTTCGTCCCAGAAGCGCACGCGCGCACCGCGGATCTGCACGAGCGCGTCCTCGACGCCGGCGTCTCGCGCGATGATGCGGATCAGCAGCGCGGCGCGCTCCGGGAACGTGTCGCGCAGCCGAACCGTGCGCAGCACGACTGCACCAGGCGCGAGGCCCGTCCAGTGGAAATCGATGATGCCGGGTCCGCGCCGGACCGCCCGGCCGGCGCCGAACCCGACTGGCGTGAGCGGCTTGTCGTGCTGCTGCACGGCGACGTCGATCTGCGTCTGCGTTGCGAGCAGCACCGTGTGCTCGCTGGGACGCCACTGCTGAGGGTCGAGCTTCATGCTGAGATCAGCTCCGAGAGAGGAAGTGCGGCCGCGGGTGTTTCATGCCCGAACGTCACCAGCCAAGGGGTCGCAGGCTCTCCCTGCGCACCATGCCCGCGGCCGCGGAGTTGGAAGACGTGGCGCCGACCACCGTGAAGAAGGAGAAGGAAGCGAGCCATGGACAGCTCGCAGGGTTCGGTCGACGCCACCAGTGCGATTCATTGCGCGCCATGCACCGGACAGAGAGCCAGGAAGTCCCCGCACGCGCACGCGCGATGCACGTTGACCTCGACGCCGGGCAGCTCGCCGAAGACCTTTGCGCTATGGATCGCGACGACCTGGCTGTCGTCGACGAACAGGACGCCGGTCAGCGCGTCGAGAAGCGCGCGCTCGAGCTTGTCCAGGTCGGGTCGTCCGGTCTTGCACGCTGACACGAAGCGATCGCGCACCCCGTTCTTGCCGAAGTGGCCCTTGGGACGCGGGAACACGAAACGCGCGCCGATCGCGAGCGGTCCGAGATCGAGTCCGCCCGCACCGCGTGCGTGCATCGCGTGATGCGCGACCGCCGCGCGCCAGGAGTGGAACTGCTGCCGCGCAGGCCCGCGCCGGCCCTCGATGACGACAGGCCGGTCCCCGCGCATCACCGCGGTCTTCGAGCCCTGCGGCTGCGGGATGCCAGGCGCGAAGAAGCTGGCGACGGGGTTCGCGACAGTCGTGCTCACGACTTCGGCTCCTCCGCGCCGGCGTCGAAGCCAGCGACGATCCCGCGCAGCGTCGTCGAGACGATGCCGAGCGACGCGATCGCTCGCGCTGCAGCGGTGTGCATCAGCTGCGGGTTCTGCCTGATCTGCTCGCCAGCGGCCGGCAGGTCGCGCTCCGCCATTGCGACCAGGCTGACGAGAAGCTCGCGCACCTCAGCGACGGCGGGGCTCACGACTCCGGCTCCGCGTCGACGGCCTCGATCAGCTCCTCGATCTCGCGTCGATCGCAGGTGCTCAACCCCTGCCGGCCGAACCGTTGCTTCGCCTCGGCCTCGAGCCACTTCGGCGATTTGCCTTTGCTCTCCGCGAGCGTCTGCAGCACGCCGCGGCGTTGCGCGAGGTCTTCGGCAGCGCGCTCCGGTGCGACAGCAATGGGCTGTTCCTTGGTGACCGTCCGCGCGAGGTTCTCGGCGAGCGGATCTTCGACGACTTCGCCGTTGCTGTCTTCGTCCGGCAGCACCGGCAGCTCGACAGGCACGAACTCCGCCTCCTTCGCGGCCTGCCGTTCGCGCTCGTCCTCGCGCTCGATGGCAGCAGCGAGCGGTTCCGTCATTGGCACGAGTCCGCTCGACAGAAGCGCGCGCACCGCCGACTTGATCGCCATCGCCTCGTAGTCGGTGACCCAAGGACCGTCGTTCTTCGCCATCGAGCGCTCGCGTCGAGCTTCGATCTGCGCGCGGTCGAGCACGCGCGCAACACGCTCGCCGTTCGCCAGCTCGGCATACGCATATGCGCCGACGAGCTTCTTGTCGCTGCGATCGACGCCGAACTCGTAAGGGTGGCTGATGACGCCGGTGCCGCGGTCGAATTCGAACTCCTCGCCCTCATAGACCGCCGCGCAGTCGATCTTCTTGATCTGCTGACTGCGCCGCGCCAGCTCGATCATGCCCTTGTAGCCGAGCATTCCGGTGGCCTCGTAGACGTCGACGTTGCGCTTGGCCCGTCGCGTCGCCGCGCTGCTCAGGTGCTTGTTCTTGCGCGGGATCACGTAGTAGTGGCCCCGCGGACACATCGGTTCGAGGCCAAGCTGCACACACTCGTGCACCGTCGTGTAGACGCTGAGCGGCGTGCACTTGAGCAGCGCCGGGTTGCGCGACGCGCGCGAGAGGAACTTCGGCACGAGCGTTGTCATGTCGAAGTTGCGCGGGGCGACCGCGGCGAGGTTCGCTGCCTGCGCGTGCAGCAGCTCGGCGATCGTGTTGATGGGCGCCTTGGTGCCGAGACCCACATCGGTGCGCTCGGCCTTCTCGATTGCGTGCTCTGTCATTGGTGGCTCTCCATTGGTTCGACGCGGAGCTCCCCCGCGTCTGGTTCTTCGGTGACGACAATCACGCCGAGCTCGCGCGCGGCGGCCTGCACTTCGGAGCGGCGCTCGTCGTCGAGCGCGAGCCAGAACTGCGGCTCCAAGGCCATCAGCACGGGTTGATCCCCGCGCCGGCGATGCGCGTGCAGCGCGACGCGGAGCGCTGTGCGGACCTTCTGGCCGAACGAGAGCCGCGACTCGAAGTCGCGCGGCACGCCGTCGTCGCCGACCACCTGCAGGCGCCCCTCGTCGACGGTGATCCCGCCGAGGCCTGCGCGCAGCAGCAAGCCCGACAGCACGGTCGTCGTGCTCTGCCCGATCCCGCGGATGCGCTTCGCGTTCGCGTCGTGGGCCTGCATCGCCGCTTCAGCCGCGGCGTGATTGCGGAGCGCGGCGTCCCGCTGCGCGCCGCGCTGGGCGATCTCCAGCGCGCGCCGCTTGCCGGCGACGACGGTCTCGGCCCGACTCACGTCCTCGGCCGAGGCACCGCTGATCGGCTGCTCGAGGACCGCCCTCTGCCGGCGCCAGCGCTCGTGAGCGGCGCTGCGATCGGTGACCAGCTTCTCGGCGTGGCGAAGCTGCTCGCGAACCGTGGCGACTCGCTTTTCGAGTTCGGTCAGCTCCGCGCGCACCTTGTCGGCTTCTGCCGCCGCCGCCCCGATGTCCGGCTCCTCGCCCAGCTCGGAACGGATGCTGAGCTGCTGCGCCTCGAGGTCCTCGCGCGCCTTGCGCGAGAGCGTCGCGCGATCGTGATCACGAATCGCGTTGTCGAGCTGGATCTCGCACTCGCGAACGT